AGACCAAAGAGGAAAGTTACGGGCATTCATTGATTATCCTGTTAAAGAACGTATGGAATTAGAAAACAAAGAGTTAACCATTCGTGTAGCCTGTTTGTGTGAACATATTGACCATAAGAATGAAACTATAAAAGAATTAAAGGCAACGAATGAAAATATGCTAAATGAAATTGATAACTTAAAAGAGCAGGAATGCAATTTAAGAAAATCACTACTAAATGAGCGTAAGATTGTTGAGGATAAAAAGAAAGATATTGACAGACTGGCTAGTAACATTATTGATCATGTAAATAATGCTATTGAGTATAGGGAGAAAATAAACAGATTGCAGACACAGGTTAATAGTTTTTATGGTGGCAATAAAGCAAAATACTATCCTGATGTTGAATCCAGTTATCCTAAATTAGTTACACGTGTTCATAACTTGGAATATGAAATAAAAGTATTACGGGAACTAGTGAGTTATAATTCAGGAATTCCTGCACCTGCAAGTGAATTTATCGTAAAGAATGTAAAAGACGCATTAAATCAAAAGTATGGTTATACCGTGGATAAATCATGTTTAGGAAATGATATCTATAAAAAGGCTTTTGAAGACGGTAAAAATGAAACAATGAATAATTGTGAAATTGCAATGAAAAATACTGGATGACAACTTTAATCCCCTGCCTGCATTTATTATACTTGATGATATTCGAAAAATTATCAAAACTTTGTGAAAATAATTTAAAAATATGCTTGACGATTTACCTGCTTCGTGATATACTTAAAGAGTAGTAAATAGGAAATAACAACACACGAAAGCAGGTAAACAAATGAAAAATTACAGTAAATTAACTAAAGAAGAAAAATCCTTTATCAAAGCATATGTTAAATTCAGAGGAACACAGGAACAGTTATTTTCTACAGATACAAAATGGCTTGAAAATGATCTCAGAAAAATATTTGATAATAATGACGGTGAACACAGAGAAAAAGTAACAGATTATATCAATGAATTAATTTTAGTTTAGGTAAATGGTTCTACTGGGGTTCAATTCCCCAGTACCTACTCTGATTAGTTTGCCAAATAAAAATTTTAACTTGGGGAGTATCTAATGTAAAATTCTAATCAGTCAAATATTACACAGTGCAGAAAGCACGGAAAGCAGGATTATGGAAAGATTAGTAACAAGAACATTACGTACAACAACGTACAAAGCGGTAAAGGTATCAATCGTGGATTCAAAAGTAAGTCAGCAGGATGTTGAAGTTGTGATTACAGGAAATACAGCAGTCAAAGAAAAGGCAATCTTAAAAGCATTTGAAACAAAGCACGGTGCAGGGCACTATCTTGTAGCAGGTCAGCCACTTATAGCAGAAAAGACCTACGGAATGACAGAAGAATTATTTATGTCACAGGCAAAGGAAATTGTTAAAGCTCCTGCCGCAGTAACCGAAACTAAATAACACAGTCAGTTGAGAGGTAGTAACCCTACTCCTAACTATAAATGTTTCATGTGAAACATTCACAATTTAAAATCCCATAGGGTAGAAAAGAGAAAATTTATTATGTCAAAAGCAATCGTAAACGAAAATCAGGATATCGAAACAAATGACGTTGTTACAGAAAAAACATTTGAAGAAGCAGTTGAATCTTCCGCTACTGCACTTACAGTTGCACCCATACAGGTTTATGAATTAGACGGTAAAGACTTTTGCGGTGAATTAATTTCACAGAGAAAAAGTTATTGCTCATTCATCAGTGATACACCCAAGGGTAAGAAAATTTTATTCAAAGCTTTATCTGATGCAGACTTTAAATTAAAAGAGCAGATAAACAGAGAAATCAGCGTTGTTGATATTTACGTAGAACAGATTACCTTACGCTCTGAAAAAACAGGTGAATTACAGGAAGTTCCTAGAATTGTATTAATTGATATAAATGGAAAATCTTATCAGTGTTGTTCCGTTGGAGTATTTAATTCTATCAAAGCTATCTTCCTTGCATACGGAAAACCTACTTGGTTTCCTGCAATCAAAGTTACACCTTTCTTAAAATCAATCGGTAAAGAAAACAACGTTCTTACCTTGAAACTGGTTGACTAATCATCACACAGGCAGGATAGAAATATCCTGCCTATTTTTCATTAAGAAAGGAAGTGATAAAATGAGTTTAATAACCAAAGGTGGGGTATATTGCGATTTATCCATTTCTACCTATCTTCATAATATACATTATGAAGATAGTGTTTTACATCTTCATTTCAGCAGTAGATTTAATCGTGACAGATACATTGAAAAAGTTCTTGAAAACAGGATTAAAACAAAATTTAATATTGCAGAAAAGAACAACATTACACTAGACACAAATAAAATGGCTGATTTAGTTTTGTATTCAAAAGTTGAAAACAGGGGGTTCTACTGCACGATTAAGGGGGAAACGTTCACATGTCTAAAGAATATAATTTTCGATTTACAACCGCAGACCAAAAGCGATTGTCCAATACAATCAGAGCCTACAACACAAAGTTAACTAAAACTTTGCGTAAGAATTCTGAATATGAAGTATTTCAACCTGAAAAATTAAACGTTCAGAATATACTAAAACAGGCAACAGAACAGAACTGGACTAGGGCAGATTTTAATCGTGAAATTAAATCAGCAGGAAGATACTTAAAGAAAGGTGTGGAACTTCCAACAAAAACAAAAACTGGTGTATGGGTTAGTAAATATGAACTAAGAGAATTTTCAATATTTTCAGCAGTAAACGAACGTAGAAAAACATTAGAAAGAAAAAAGTTTAGTCCTTTAACGGGAACAAAGCATATGATTACTGATAACAACTTAAAGAAAGGTCATGCTATTCCTAAGTCACTGGAAGAATTAAGACGGGGTACACGGGGATATAAAAAGGCTACAAATAAGGGTTATCAATCAGAATCTTACAATGGATATAAAATGAATTATTTAGGAGCTTGTTATAAATATTTAGGCGGTTTTGCAGTAAAAATTGTTGACATATTAAGAAATGTTTCAGGTAAAATAATGTTTGATGCAACGGAAAACGATACACTTAGTATTGAATTTATTTACACTATGAGATTTGCAAAGGACGTAGCAGAACGAATTTACAACACTTGGAAAACTTATTTAAATGGTGGAAGTGATATAGAATGGGAAGATTTAGAAGAATCTGAATACGATGAAGATTTTAAAGCATTACTTAGCGTTTATGATGAAAAAGTCGCAAAACATCAAGAAGAATTAAGCAGAAAACAGACCTAATATGCAGTACGTAGCAGACTACGAAACAACCACCAAGAAAGACGATTGCAGGGTATGGGCTTTTGGAATTGTTGATATTGATGATACAGACGATTTCACATATGCAAATAGTATAGAATCTTTCTTTGACTGGTGCGAAAACTGCAACAATGCGACTGTTTACTTTCATAATCTAAAATTTGACGGTGCTTTTATTATTGATTATTTATTTAGAAATGAATTTAGTTTAATAGAAGATAGAAAACAAAGAGATACAAAAACATTCACAACACTTATTTCTGATATGGGTACTTTTTATTCAATAGAAATTTATTTTGAAGTTAAAGGAAAGCATTCACGGAAAGTTAAAATTTTAAACAGTCTCAATATATTACCCTTTAAAGTTAAAGAGATCGCAAAAGGATTTGGACTTGAAGAATCCAAAGGGGATATTGATTACCATTTAGATAGGCCTATAGGGTGGATAATTACAGATGAAGAAAAGGAATATTTACGTAAAGATTGTGTTATTGTAGCCAAAGCATTAAAGACGTTATTTTCACAGGGTCTTGAAAAAATGACGCAGGGTAGCAATGCACTAGCAGATTATAAGACAACAATTAATAGGGAATTTAGAAAATTATTTCCTTTATTAGATTTTCATGCTGATATCAGAAAATCATATAGGGGGGGTTGGACTTATGCTAATCCAACATTTAAAGGGTTAGATATTAATGAGGGATTAGTATTTGATGTTAATTCATTATATCCTTGGGTAATGTATGAATGCATGTTACCCTATGGTGAGGGTATTTATTATTCAGGAGAATATCAAAAAGATGAATTTTATGACGTTTATATTCAGAATTTATCATGCCAGTTTGAATTAAAGAAAGGATACTTGCCAACATTACAGTTAAAGCACAATCGTTTCTTTGCTGATACAGAATACTGTATTAGTAGTGATGAAAATTTTATTGATTTAACGTTAACATCAGTTGATTTAAAATTGTTCTTAGAACATTACAACGTTTATAATGTTACATACATTCAGGGTTGGAAGTTTAGAAGTACCAATATTTTATTTAAAGATTATATTGACAAATGGATAAAAGTTAAAATTGAATCAACCTTAAACGGTAATGAAGCAATGAGAACACTTGCTAAATTAATGCTAAATGCTTTATACGGAAAGTTTGCTTTAAATCCTAGAGTATGCAGTAAGTATCCAAAGTTTGACGAGATGGACAATCGTGTCAAATATTATAGAGGTCAGGAAGAATTCAGAGAACCAATGTATATGCCGATAGGAACTTTTATAACTTCCTACGCTAGAGAAAAAACAATACGAAGTGCTCAAATATTAATGAATCCTACTAAGCAGTATCCTAACGGAAGATTTTTATATGCTGATACAGACAGTTTACATATTATAGGATTGGAATTACCAAAAGAATTAGAAATATCCCCCACTATACTAGGTGCGTGGAAAATGGAGTTACAATTTACAAGGGCAAGATATTTACGCGCTAAGTGTTATATTGAAGAATTCCTAAATAAGAAACAAGAATTAGAATTAAAAGTAACGATTGCAGGACTTCCAAAAATTGAAGAATCTGAGGAAGATGAAGAAGTAGACGGAGTTTACTCAAGTGTTACGTGGGAAAACTTTCGTCTAGGCTCAACCTACAAAGGAAAGTTACACCCCGTAATCGTTGCAGGTGGTATTGTATTATTGCCTATTGACTATCAGTTGAAAGCGTGATAAAATAAGTAATGGGGTAACTTATGAATTAAATGCAATTTCTCCCAATTGGATACTGGGTGTAAAAGCCACCAATGGGAAAAGTCCTAGTGCGATAGATTGCGATTTATAGGATTGCCCCATAAAACCAAAGAAAGGAATTACAGTATGTGGTACAATGTCAATGAAACACTATCCTATAACGCTTTATGGAATTTCATACTAGGGAATCGTGGTGGTGGTAAAACGTTTGCATTAAAGGAACTGGGTGTAAGAAAATATAAGAAGACAAAAAGACATTTTATTTATATGCGTAGAACAGATGCAGACCTTGAAAAGTGCCTAGACACTTTTTATAAAGACATTCAGGAAAAGAAATTTCCTAATGATAGATTCGAAATAAAGGGCCGTGAATTATATATGAATGATGAACTTGTTTGTTATTTCATTGCCCTGTCAGTATCAGGAAATTTAAAATCTGTTAATTATGATACCGTTGATTTAATTATATATGATGAATTTATTGTTGATACATCAAAGCAGAATCAAAGATATTTAAGGGGTGAAGTAGAAATGTTATTTAATTTCTATGAAACAGTTGCAAGACTTAGGGATAATGTTTTACTTTTCTGCCTTGCAAATACAGTTACAAAAACAAATCCTTACTTTATCAAACTAAAATTATCAACACCTTATCAAAAAGCAATTTGTTGTAAAGATGATAAACTTGTACAAATGGTAGAAGACCCTGACTTTATAAAAGCAAAAGAAGAAAGCAGATTTGGTAAAATAATTGCAGGTACACAATATGCTGAATATGCAATTAAGAATAAATTTCTACTGGATGATACAAACTTTGTAGAAAAGAAAACGAATGAAGCAAGATATATATTTACATTCGTTTATGACGGTGTACAATATGGTGTATGGATTGATTACAATGTAGGTTTAATGTTCGTTAATGATATAGTAGACCCTTGCTGTAGAATGATATATTGTATCTCACAGGCAGACCACAGACCTAATACAATGTTATTAATGTCAAAGCGTAAAGACCCTTATTTAAAAATGTTGCAAGAACAATACGGTTTGGGTAATGTACGATTTAGCGGAATCAATGTTAAAAATATAGTAACAGATATCATTGGAAAAATGGTATAGAAAGGAATAATATGGAAACGAAACCACTCGATTTAAAGTTAGAATCAGGAGAAGTTGTTACCTGCTACTTAATGACAAGTAAGC